CTTTGCAGCTCGCCCGCCGGTGACCGCCTGCCAGCCCTGCTCCCGCTTGCCCGCTGCGTGAACAGCAAGGTAGGCGAAGTGGTCGCATTGCAAGCCAAGCTCGGTTGCAATAGCCTTGTAGCTGACTTTTTCAGCACCGGCACGTAGTGCCATCGCAGATTCCTGCACTGTGGGATTCGCGTGGTTCACGAATTCACCCGCCTTGTAGGTCACCTTGTGGCTGACTTTCTCCGGGTAGGCCCGGGTTAGGGGCGGGATGACCGCCGTGGGTTGGGTTGGGTTGTTTTTCATGACGCAAGTATACCAGGTGCCCCTCCCAATACGGCCAAAACGCCCTCCAGGGGTATGCAAGCCGCCCAAAGACCCTGGTAGATCTGTTACTGCTCACCATCAGGGTGTGGTGATTGAGTTTGGGTTTGGTATGGAATATTGGTTTTGGGTTTTTGGTGATGTGTGTTACATTTTTGGGTGATGCGTGTTACATATATCGGGTAAGCGTGTTACATTTGGGGTTGTGCCTGCGAAACGTAAATCGAATCAGCCGATGAATGTGTTTATGTCGCTCCGAACTACTGAGCGGGCCAAAACCGTCATGCAGGAACGAGCGAGGGCGAAAGGAATGTCGTTGGGGTTGTATTTGGATTGGATGTCTCAGCAATCTGCCATCAAAAACCCTTTGGCACCCGAAACCAAAAAAATCGTTTCTATTTCTCCACCTGTAGCTCCGTTAGGTCTGGTTGTTGTGCCCGCAACAAACACCATAGCACCCGCAACAGACGTTTGCCCCGTCACCGGCACCCAACACCGCAAAGGCGGACCTTCAGCCTCTTACAACGGCCTCTACCGATGCCTCGACTGCCAAATGCGGCAAGTCAACGGCGCATGGAAACCCGAATGAACCCTAAACAGAAAGCAACCATGAAAAAACTTGCCGTCATCACAATCGCCGCACTGTTAAGCAGCGGCTGCATCACCAGAATCGTAGAAGTCGAAGAAAGTGAAAGCACCAACGTGCAAACAACACGGCCCTCCACAACAGTGGCTTCTACAACAACTGTTGCGCCAACAACCACCAAACCACCCGCCACCACACCACCACAAACAATCAGCACCCGCAGCGCACAAGACACCGACAACCTCGACTACATAACAGGCTTCTGCTACACCGACTGCACACGCCAAATGGAAGCCACATGGGAAAGATTCCTCAAACTATCCACCCCAAACGGACTAGCAGCAGCCGTCGGAGCAATGGCAACCCTGTCCTACTCAGAAATTGATGAACTATGCACCACATTCTGGTCACAAACCGACTCATCACTCGTAACTGATGCCATCAACAAATACGACATAACCGACACCAACGCAATGATGGCAACCTACTACTACGTGTGCGACACATAACCCTAAACAGCAACGCTACGTCAACCGCTGCCGACCCTCAGCCGCACGCTGCTGCATCTGCGCGCTAGCAGCAGGGTCCAAACCCTTAAGAAACATCATTTTCACCCACTGATTCAGGCTCATACCACCAGTATCAGTTTTAGCAAGCTGATCAATATGGGCACTATCAAGCCTGAACTGCACATGCGTAGAATTATCGGTACGGACATTCGATTCCAACATAAGTATACAGTGTAGCACCCAAAATTGGTAAACACACCCCCCGCTATGCGATAGTGTTTACATATGAGCAGAGGCACGCCAACACGCGGCAAAACTATTGGAATCACCCTCCCAATTGGCATCGACGCAGTGTTACGCAAGCACGCAAGCCACAACAACACCAGTCCTGGCAAAATACTCATGCACCTCTGCAACCAGCTAATATCCCATAACGCTGAGACTGAAACTGGTGTACCCTGGTTCATATGGTCACAACAACAGACTTCAACGTTACCGAAGCAGGCTTCAGAGCAGTTATCCAAACATGCTGGAACCTCGACATCGCAGTCAGCGAACAGCAACGGCAACTCGACGCCGCTTGCGAAACAATTGCCATCCTCCACCACCGACTCGACCACCTTACGGAAGTTGCGAATCGAAGCTATTCGTAGCCAAGTAGAAATGGCCTAACACATGGCTAACTCTGCTCACAACGGAAGCACCAAAGGCCGTCCCAGCAAAGGCGCACGACTAAGGGTAGTTACCAGGGTCAGCCCTGCGCTACACAGACGTATAGTTAAGTCCGCACAAGACAACAACCAATCAGTCAGCGAATACATAGCGGAAATACTGGGGCACCATGTCTGAAGTTCCCGAACGTCATGCCCGCAGTGGCCTAGCCGCAACTGCACTTCGTTTAGCCGGTGCCACCTACCAAGAAGTCTCCGAGGCATTAGGTTTCGCTACACCTAGCGAAGCACGCACCGCCGTAGAAACAACACTGGCAAGCCAAGCCTTAAGCGACCCCGGCGACCGCGACCTGTTACGCAAAGAAGAAGCCGCCCGCTACGAACGGCTACTACGCGGAGTTTGGCCCAAAGCAACCGACGCCAACCACCCCGAACAACTACAGGCAGTTCGCATAGCAAAAGAACTACTCACCGGACACAGCAAACTGTTGGGCCTCGACGCACCAATGGAAATTACGGTTCATACCCCCACCGACGATGAGCTACAAAACTGGGTAGCGCAAATTACGCAAAGCAAGCACGAACCGCTCCTCGCACTAGAAGCATCCATTGTCGATGTCGAATCTATCGAAGCAAAAGGATGAGATCGAAGCTTGGCTCACAGCCAACCTCGACCAACCTGTTCTCGATACCGGCCCACGAAGCTGGCGTTACAAAGCACTCGGCAACCGGACAACAAGCCAGTGCATCGCTGAAATAAAGTACGATTGGCGAGTAGTGAGCTTTGGTATCGACCGCGAAGATTGGGCCACCCTGCTGCGCCATAAGCCAAAGAACATGAACAACAGCGCCTTTGTACGATACTGCCTAGCAACAACGGCTATCGAGAAACTGAAGGTAGACCCAGCCAGTATCCCTAAACTTGCTGAAGACTATGACATCAACTGAAAACGCCTGGGAAAACTGGACGCCAGCAGCAAAAGCTAAAGCGCTGCGATTGCTTCAACAAAACGAAGAAGAAAAGTGGCGACCTTTCTATTGCGGTGAACGTACCTGCGACGGCCTACCGCATGGCCCATACGAATGGAACCATGCTCGGGGAGATCAGTACCCCCCAACCGACAACGACTGGTTTGCATGGGCGGTTATCAGTGGCCGTGGCGCAGGCAAAACTCGCATGGGTGCCGAAATGGTGCAGCAAATGTCCGAAGTTACCGGGCGTATCGCTTTAGTTGGCGGCACGGGCGCAGACGTAAGAGACACAATGCTAGAAGGCGAAAGCGGAATTCTTAGCATCAGCAAACCAGGCAACCGCCCAAAGTACGAGCCATCAAAACGCCGCCTTACATGGAACAACGGTTGCGTAGCAACCACATTCAGTGGAGAACAACCCGACCGTTTACGTGGACCAGAACACGGCTTCGCATGGTTCGACGAGCCAGCTCACTGGCCTTTAGTGCAAGATGCCTGGGACAACGCCCTATTTGGTTTGCGTATTGGCAAACAGCCTCGTGTGCTAGTTACAAGCACGCCTAAGCCGCGCCCGTGGCTACGGGCGCTACTGGCCCACCCACGCACCCGCGTTACCAGGCAGAGCACATACGCAAATCTGCATAACCTTGCGCCAACATTTGCTGAAGCTGTTATCGAAAGGTATGAGGGGACACGGTTAGGGCGGCAAGAACTACACGGCGAAATGCTAGAAGATGTTGAAGGTGCGCTGTGGAGCACAGAAATGTTAGAACCACTAAGAGTGGCCGAGTCGCCACCGTTATTGAGAATCGTGGTGGGTGTTGACCCGGCAGGCGGATCACGTTCTAACAACGACGAAACCGGGATCATCGTTGCAGGAGTAGACGCAGATAAGCACATATACGTTCTGCACGACGCATCGGGCCACTACACCCCGAACGGTTGGGCTATGCGGGTCGATTCGCTAATGGAACAATTCAACGCAGACCTCATCGTTGCGGAGCGTAACTACGGTGGAGAGATGGTCGAAAGCACAATGCGAAGCGCCGGAATCCAGCACCGAATAATTACGGTCCATGCAAAACGGGGAAAGATGCTGCGCGCCGAACCGCTGTTCGGTTACTACGAACAAGGCAAGGTTCACCATGTTGGGATGTGGGACGAATTAGAACTTGAAATGACAACGTGGCAACCATACGAAAAGAACTCGATGTCACCTAACCGCATCGACGCTCTGGTCTATGCCACGTCCCCTCTCTTAGCGAGACAACAGAAGGCCATAATCGCAAGCCCAATATCGCTACCATCCAACGTGTAAATAGAGGGTCCCACCTTGAAAGTGTTGGATAGGTAGGAGCACAACCAAACCCAATGTTAAGGAACTAATGTGAGCAACCTGCGCCCAGAAGACATCGCCAAAGCAAACAGTGCAGCGTCATCGCGAGTGGATGATTTTTCCTCGCCTGTTGGCACAACAAAAGAGGTCGAGTTCAACAAAATTAGCGGCCTAGTTAGGTACGACGAAAAGCGTCGGGGCTATCAGGTGCTCATCGAATATTCGCATACCGATCACACCAAGAAAAAAACTGAGGCATCACATCGGCTGTTCAAGACGCCCCGTGAAGCAGAGACAATTGCTACACAAGTAGTTCAAGACATTCGGCGCTCAATGTGAGCGAACATATCGACTGGATAGTTCTCGATTCGCCGCCGCTTGGCAAGAGAGTCGAGATATGGACGATTCGGCCTGATAACTCATGGATGCAAACAGTTGGCGTGCTGTCACTAGACGAACACGATGAGATGCTCATGCGCTTCGATGATGTCGAACATATGCAGTTCCACGATGAGCCACCTGATCAAGTTGCACGGTTCTCAGGAAGAATGTGGAAATGCCTATGAATACGTTCAGCGCCACTAAGTCGATTAGCAGAAAAATAAAAATCGGAGTGAACCATGAATGATCCAATCTCAACGACAGTAATCATTGCCTTCATTGTGGGCGTGATCGCTACTAGCAGGCTGACAAGACTTGTAGTTGACGACGACTGGCCCCCAGTTGTTTGGTTACGAGAGAAGTACGTAATGTCTGTACCGGCTAACTGGGCGGAACTTGCGATGTGCGGTTTTTGCGTAGCACCGTGGATAGCACTACCTAACTTAGCCATCGGATGGGCTTCCGATTTAGCGTGGTGGTGGTGGGGATTTAACCTCTGGTTAGCAGGAAGCTATGTTGCTTCAATGCTCAATGCCCGTGATGTGCCGAACAACTGAGTACCATTCATACCGTGGCACGCACCCGAAAGACATCACCGAAGCCGCCTAACGGCTTTATTGCTAGTGCAGTGACGCTGCCAACATTCTCGGCGGCAAGCGCAGGTCAGAAGAAAGGTTGGCAAGAGCAGGCGTGGAGATATTACGACGCCGTACCAGAGCTTCGTTACGTCTCTAACTGGACGGGTAATGCCATGTCGCGAGTGACATTACATGCAGCAAAGCGTGTAGGAGACGAGCTTATTCTACTTAAGGAAGGCCCAGCGCCAGACGCAATGCGAGACCTCTACGGGGGTCTACAGGGGCAAGCCCAAATGATCCAGCAACTCGGAACCGATATGACGGTTTCGGGCGAGGGCTACATTTTTAACCGTGGCGACGAATGGCTTACACTCGCTACTGGCAAGGTGCATCAAACAGCAAGAGGGAAGGTCACTGTTGACCTTCCTAATCAGCCCAACTATGAGAAAAAGCCGTCTGATCTTTTAATCCGAATCTGGACGCCGCACCCAACGGACGCTAACGAGGCAGACGCTCCCACTCGTTCCAACTTGCAGACACTTGCTCAGATCATTGGCTACGACGATCACATCTCAGCCCAGCTAACTTCGCGCCTTGCAGGCGCAGGAATCTTGATGCTGCCGTCAGAGATGGAGTTTGCCTCCACCAATACAGAAGACGCTGACGCTTCTCAGGCAAGTCAGTTTCTGTCAGTGCTTGGCGAGACAATGCAAGCAGCAATCAATGACCGCCAAGGTCCATCAGCATTCGTTCCAATCGTTATCACAGCCCCCGGCGACGTGATCGAAAAAGCAACGCACATGCGGTTTTGGTCTGACCTGGATGACAACGTAATTGAGATGCGCGAGTCCGGTATCAAACGTTTCGCTGTTGGTATGGACGTACCAGTCGAAGTCCTTACTGGCAACGGAGACTCTAACCATTGGAACGCTTGGCTATCCGAAGAATCAGCAATCAAGATTCACCTAGAGCCACGTCTCAGCGTTATAACCCACGCCCTGACAGGCCAGTACCTGCGTCCCTCACTGAAGGGCGTAGTTGCTAACAATGAACTGAACGACTATTTCGTTATCGCAGATACTGCCCACCTACGGACACGACCAAATAGGTCTACGGATGCGCGCGAACTGCGAAGCCTTGGCGTAATTTCTCGCGAGGCTCTTCTTCGGGAAAATGGCTTCAACCCCGAAGACGGAATGAATGACGAGCAATATCAAACGTGGCTCTTGGAACGCATCGCCCTTGGTGCAGTTACACCGGAAATGACCGCACAAGCATTAACTCTTCTCGGTGTTAGTGGGATCACTTCAAATGATGACTCATCGCAAGATCAGCCACGTTCTACTATGCCACCGCCTGTAGACGACTCGGGAGACAAAGGGATTCCAGAACTAATCGGTGCTGGCCTGAATGATCCGCTTGCTGCTGCCTGCGAAGTATTGGTATGGCGTGCGTTGGAGCGCGCAGGTAATCGTCTCAGAAACCGTAAACAGGTTTCTGTCGAAGTGCCCGTGTCCCAGGCGTATCTAATGGCTACCGCTAACTCTTCACCTGATTTCCTTCTGGAAGGAGCTTGGGATTGCGCTATCGAAGTGCTTGCTGAATACCCGAATATTGACATCGCTGCGGTAACGCAAACACTCGATTTCTACACTCGGGGTCTTCTAACAATGAAGCGAGTTCACTCAGGAAATAACCTGGCGATGCTGTTGAGATCCTGGGGACAGCCCGT